CAGCAGTTGGGGTGGCGACGATTGTAAAAATTATCACAATCAAATTCGTGTTCTTATGGACAGGTATGCTGCTAAAACTGTGTTAGACTACGGATGCGGCAAAGGCAGACAGTATCAAAATTTAGTTTCTTATGGAATGCCACACGATCAAATCACAGAACCAATGACATTTCAGACTAGGATAAATGCGGAAAGTGTTTACAAATTTGATCCTTGTGTAAAAGAATTTGAAATAGAACCCGTTGGACAAACATTTGATGCTGTTATCTGTACACAGGTACTGGGAAGTATTCCGGATGTGGATATTCCTTGGTTAAAGAATAAATTAATGACCTATGCTACTAAATTTGTATTCATAGGATTACACAAACCAGACAAACCTGTAAAGGCTAAAAAAAGAATGTATGATACTAATTGGGTAACATATCCCCGTACTATCGAGTGGTATCAGGAACAATTCAAAGATTGGACAGGTCCGGATTTGTATTGGTGGTTTCGAGATACCGTCCATCCAATTAACGATTGGTATTCAATTCCGTTAGGAGGTCTCGCAAATGAAAATAGGATTTAATTGCAGTAGTTTTGATCTGTTGCATGCTGGACACGTAACAATGTTAAAAATGGAAAAAGAATTATGCGACTATCTCATAGTTGCACTACAAATTGATCCAACCATCGATCGTCCTGGAATTAAAAACAAACCTGTGCAAAGTGCCTATGAAAGATATGTACAGCTACAGGCCTGCAAGTATGTTGATGAGATTTTAATATATGAAACGGAATTTGATCTATTACAGTTGTTGCAAACACAGACAATTCATATCAGATTTTTAAGTGAAGAATATTTAAATAGAGATTTTACAGGTAAACAGTATTGCATGGACGTGGGAATCGAATTGCACTACCATAAACGTGGTCACAAGTATTCTTCCAGCGAGTTACGTGCTAGAACAGCAAAGTTAGAAAATGCCAAGGATTCCGATAATACCCAAGCATTACCACAATACTCACCTGAATTAATAAAACCAAGAGACGCACAATGATTACATTGATTGGCCACGGGTATGTTGGCAACCAGATTAAAAAAGAATTAGAACATCAAAATATTCATCACGAATGGATCACTCATGCGCAGTCAGTGCCGGTCGGTACCACAGCAATCATCAATGCTGCTGGATACACAGGATCACCAAATGTCGATGCTTGTGAACACCATAAACAAGAAACCATCAACGGCAATGTAGTATTTCCATTGCAATTAGAAGCAGCAAATCCTTTCATACCTGTTGTACACATTACCAGCGGGTGTGTGTACACTGGTTATAAAGATGGTGGCTGGACTGAGGAAGATGCTCCCAATTTTGATTTCAACAATGGATCTTTTTACAGTGGGTCGAAAGCATTGTTTCAAGAATTAATGACTCCGTACCTTACCAAATCATATCTGCTAAGAATCCGCATGCCATTTGGCGACACACATGAACCCAAGAATATTTTTACAAAACTATCAAACTATCAAAAACTAATTGACTACGAAAACTCGTTTAGTTACATAGTTGATGTGGCCAAGGTAGCTGTGTACTTTGCAGTGAATAAACCGGCCAGTGGAATTTATAATGTTTGTAATCCAGGATCTGCTACTACTAAACAGGTTGCTGATAAACTTGAATTAGATAAAGAATGGTTTACACGAGAAGAATTTAAAGCAGCCACAGTTGCTCCAAGATCTAATTGTGTTATGAATGTTGATAAATTATTTTCAGTATTTCCAATACAGCACATCAGTGATGCACTAGATACTGCTATTGGTAAACTACGTTAAGTAAGGCAAGAACTGTTTGTAAATAAGACCTTGTCGACTTTCTTGATCAGTCCAATGACACGCAGCAAGATCATTAATCCACTGGCTTCTATCGGGTTGCTTTGAATGATCAATATCTCCGATGTTATAATTGGCAACATCCCAACACACACTACTGCTGTCATCAACCCATAACGGAACACCTTCTAAGATTGATGCAACTCCGCTACTGCTGTTAAACACAAATGCTGCCTTGGCACGTCTTAGATCGTGTTCTATCGGAATCTTGGTGCTGTCGCTGATTGTTACTCCGGGCCGTAACAGTGGTCTTAGATCTGCTATTTTTCCTGGATGCGGTCTAAGCACAATTGGAAGATTAGATACTTTTCTTACTGCTTCTATTTTTTGTCTTGTCCATTCTACAGGACTTTGACCTTTCATCGACCACCCGCCGTCACGTTGCACTAAGAATAAAATATATTCTCCGTGTCGTTTCCAGTCTTTCATTTCTAGTCCAATATCACTGGATAAAATATCCCAACGAGAAGAGTCAGAGTTTTTATTAGCGTATTCGCTGGAATCGTAATCAACACCGTTGATACTGTATCTTAGATATTTGCTGTCAAGATCTTTGAATTTAAAACAGTTGGCGTCAATGGCCATGATGTGATTGTTTTGCTGTCTCTGATGTTCAACTATCTTGGCACGTAATTTAATATTTTCAGTTGTTTGGATTGGACTTGGCCAGCCAAGGATGACAGCTAATTTTGCAGACTGGATGGTGTATCGAGTTTCAATGTGTACACGAGCTCCTTGCAGCCTTGCCCCGTCAGCAAATGCTGTAAGAGTATCCACCTTTCTACCAGGCGTTTGTTTATGTAAGGAACTTAGGTAAACAACAACGTCGAACATTATTATCCTTACTCGGGTTGCCAGAGAGTCACATCATCATCGTTTAAGATACGCCAAGCAGTGCCGTCCCTCATTTCTGCCTCACTAAATTGACAGTATGACAGATGAGCAGCCCAGGCTTCGACTTCTTCTGCTGTTGGAATTTTTGGAGTTTCAATTTTTGAAAGATCTGATAAACTAACAGCATGTGCGGCGTTAGGTCCGAGAGTAAACGCTGGCTTGCCTAACAACACTGCCTCGGTTGCTGCAATGCTGTTAAATGTCACCAAACAATGAACATCCCTAGACAGGGCCATTTCCATGGTATCAGTTGCTGTTCTCTCACGACGACTAACTTTATTTCTGACTATGATAGGTCGATCAGTATACATTTTAATGGTTTCAATTGTCTCTTGCATCCACACATCGAGGTTAAGACCAAACGCACTCATAGCTTTGGCACTCGGTGGACATAATAAAATATTACGACCTTTTCTAAACTTACTACGATGCCACCCGGTTGCTTCTAAACGATCGAACGGTCTTTCGATGATTGGCCCGACGTTCTGCATGGCATTCTTGGTGATTCTATGGAAGAACTTTTTACGAACGTTGCCAAAATATCCAGTATCAATATAGTAATAATCTCTACCCTGTTCTACACAGGCCCGCATATGTTTGGCCTTGGTAATGCCTCTAAATACCACAGGAGTCGTTGATTCTACTATTTTATCATAGTTTGTAATTTGTCCGCCACAGCCGAGAATAAAAGATTCCATATATGGATCCCAGCCCACACCCTTGCCATCATTGGCATCTCTACCACCGTCAACGGCCACTGCTACATTGTTGTCTAACATTTTAATATCCTCAATTACATTGTCAACGGTGGTGTTGTAAATTTCCCCAGATGGATCGACTCTATACTTTAATATTTTTTTAAAAACTATTTCAATATCTTTTGGAATGTGATCAAACGGCCCATCTGCAGGTGCTTTCTGCAACGATTCTACCATTGCTGCATGTTCAATTGCCCATTGATACCCATATTCGCAGTGTTTGTAATTTTCAAACCACGGTCCTCCTTCTGTATAATGAATAGCCTTGGCATGTCCATCTTGTGGCTCGTGATACCAGTTTACTAACCAATTATATTGATAAGATAACTCTCCGATTAGGTCGTCAGCTAACCACATAAATCTGTGAAAATATTGTCCAAGATTCACTTCGTTATTAATTATCTGGGGAGTTAGTTCAGCGTTGGCTGGATGACCGCAGTTCCATAAAATCATCGAACTCCAGTTTTTTCTCGGATACGGCATTTGTTTACAGCCATCCATTTTGTCGCCTTCCTGTGGAGTATAATCGTGTTTTACACACATAACTGCATATTGATCGTCAGCCGCATTGAATATTTCTGTAACATCACATTGAAATAGAAAGTCACAATCAACAAAAATTGCCCATCCTTTATATTCTGTTAGATAAGGTACAAGAAATCGGGTAAATGTAAATTCTGTGGAACTCAACGCATCTGGTTGTCTAGTATAGATGCCGGCCTCTCTTAATTCAGATTGCTTGAGAGGGATAACTTCAACTCCAACGCTTCTAGCCTTGATACTATA